ATGACAGATAATAATATTCTTTCAGATAAGGTATCTTTTGCGGTATTTAAAGAGTCATTAAAGGATAGAATTCTATCTATAGACGAATGTGCGTGCATCGTAGAGGAAGAATATGAGAATGCATTTAGGAAGTCTCAAGCGTCTGAACATCTAAAAGAGTGGGCTTATTATTATTTCCCATTGAAAAATCACCCAATTTAAACCTCATTTAAATACAGTTTAAAGCCCCTTTATTGGGGCTTTCTTTTTTTTAATTATTATTTGTTAGCTTTGTGTTAAATAAATAATCACATTATTATGAAAAATATAAATATTGATTCCGAAGAAAGTTTAATTTCATCAAATAAGTATATACTTATAGTGGGTATAGTATTATCTATCATATTGGGTTGTTCCATTTCATATATGGGAGGGGTCTATATCGCTTTAGGTATAGTATTATCGATTTGTATTTTTGTTTTTAGTTTATTTATTAGTAGATTAGCTTCTGTTTTAGTCGAAATATCGTTAACCCTAAAAAAAATAGAGTATAAAAATAATCAACAATAATGAAAAAAATAATGAAAAAACTATTAATACTATTATTAATACCTTTATTTGCTGCTTGCAGTTCGGATGATAAAGAAGGGGAATCAACTTTGGTAGATTCTACATTTGCCACATATCTTTATGAAGGTGGCGGGTCTGTTGGAGTACCTACATATAATGTATATTTGGTTTACAAGTTTATAACCATAAATACCGTTGAAATAACATTAAGAAGGGATAATGCACAAGGTTCTATAATAGGAAATACAATAAATGGCTCATATAATCTAAAATATCCTATTATTAATATTAAAATTGGGGATGATATAGAAACAAATGGAACTTTTAAAGACAAAAATACATTTATAGTCGAAACCAATTTAGGAGTTGAAGAATATACTAAACAATAGCAAATAAAAATTCCTTAATTGAGATTTATATCTTTAAATAATAATTTTCAAATCCTCACCATTTCTCCAAATTTCACCTAGTTGTAAGCCTGATGGACTTGTTGGTACATTTCCAAGTCTAATAATTAATTTTTCGCCAACTGTAGAAACTAAAAATCCATTACCATTTTCTTGATTGGTTAGATTTAACGCTACAGATGATAATAATGCTTGTGCTATGTTATTAAGTGTATTAGTGTAAATTGATCTAAGCATTAATTGAGAATCAAGAATATTGCTTGACCCTGATGAGTATAATGATATTAATTGTTGATTGCTTTTTACAATACTAAAACCTTTATTTGGGGATAAGCTAGAGCTTGACCCATCTGTATTATTAGCTGTAAATTTACCTGTTATTGAAAGTCCATTTATTGAATCATACAATAAATTCCCACTTGCCAAAGATAAAGAGCCATCAGGATTAAATACATGCGCACCCTTTCCAAACATCGCTTTACCCGTTGCACCGTCGAGGTCTATTACTTTTTCGCCTGCGGTGTTGTACATCGTTATAGAGGCATTGTATATAGAAAGCAGATTGTTTTTCGTCACATTCCAATCGATGCCGCTCGATTCATTACCGAATTTAAACTGGTTTAAAAGGAACTTTAAAAAGCTTTTACCGTCGGCACTTAGGAATGTATCAGCGGTGATCTGTCCGGGCAATATCTCGGTGAAGCCGTAAACGGTACGAAACGAACGGTCGCCATCCATATTTTCGGAGCTGAGCAAACCAACCCATAGCGTTGTGCGTCCGGCTACATCATTGATCTTTATCTTTTCGGTAGATACAAAGAAATTAGCTGTACCTACATTTCGACCGTTAACAAGGCTGAAAGTTGTGGAACAGTTCAAATACAAGTAATAGGGTTTATTTACTTCTGAGAAGTCATCGAAGGTAAATGCCGGGGCAGTCCAAAATTTAAACCCCAACAGATCACGATCGGGCTGAACATTATCTATACCCAGTGTCATGTGCTGAAATCGAACAGCATCACATCTAAATGTTTTAGTAGCGGGGTCAAAATACATGTACGGCTCTATAACCGTTGTCATATTTGTGGCAAGGAACTGATACTGCAAACTTTTCACCCCGGCACGGTATGTAAGCGATTCAAAGGCGGCGGCACTAATAAAATCGGTTTCGAAGTCGTCGACCATCCCTTTTACCGCCTCCGCAAATTCCAATACATCGCGATACCTACGGCGTGCGTATTCCCTAATCGCACCGTCCTTACGATCGACCGCTGTCTCTTGTGTCGGTATTTCATTCAGAACACTGCCTAGTGATTTGCCCGAAACGTTGTTAGCAATGGTGAGCTTTGGCGACTTTGGTTTATTTACATATTCCTCGACCGCAATAATGCGAATATTGACAGGCTCAACCTGATATTGTGGCGATGAGAACCGAATAAAATAGCCACAGTTCAAGAAACCGCCTATTGCTCCCCATTCGCGCTTTGCATAGATGCCATCGAGCGGCAGAACGTAAGTATATTGTGCCTGCTCGCCCTCCCATAGATACTTGACCACTTCGTTAAGTGCTTTTGTTTCGGCTTCTGTAATATAGGTAGCGGGCATTCGCATGTGGAAAACGGCATACTTGTCACCAATAGCCGGGATAATGTTTCCCTGCGGTAAAATTTGCCCGCTATCGGTGAAAGGGGCAAGCTCAAAGCGTCGGGATGCATGGATATAGTTTGAATCAAATTCCTTTCCGGCTAGTTGCCCAGTCTGAAATATAACGGTCATTGTTTCGCTTGCGATAATAGACTTAGAAAAGTCTAAAGAGTCAGGTATTGAACTATCTATGATATTATACAAGCCTTGTGCATCGTTTATCTTTTCAACCGCGGAAACCGTTCCGACTCGTTGTGGGAATATCTTTGTAATATCAAGGCTGTCCTCCGAGCCGGGCAAGGGTGTCACTCTTTCGACATAAGAGCCGGATGAATCGGTACGGTAACTGATACCCTCATAAACTATTGTTTTGTTTTTTGGTAACAATAGCGTGTTATTGCCGTATGTACTACGGTCAATGTTCTGATCGCTGCCCTCGATAAAGACGCGGTTTATAATTTTACTGTCGTCAAACTGTGTGCGGGTAATTCCTCCAAGTATGCCGTTATCATAACCGTATGAAAGATCGACGGCTGATTCTCTCATTTTTTCGACCCTTCGGAAATGCAGCTTGTAATTTTCGACTTCCCACTCAGTATTAAAGGCATCCGCGGTTTTGGAAAGCACGTTAAAACAAAGATCGTGATTATAATCGATGGTAATGGGTAAGCTGTCAATACATTCGCCAACCGTCCAATTATCACCCGGATACTTCAAATTGAGGTTATCCACTAATAGTTGTGCATGTGCTGCAGGAGTACCGTTTAGTGAAAACTTAAGATTGAAAGAACTGCCCGCCTTGATCGGTTGTCCGGGGTTCTTGATAGGTGTGAAGAATTTAAACTTTGTTGCCTTGAGTTTCATTATCGACGATTCCATCACAAGGGTATAGTCGAAATGCTCATCGTGTTGCTGTACAAAGTCCTGCGATTTTGGCAGAAAATAAAGTTCCGCCTTAAATTCGCACCACGAACCTTCGGGTATTTCGATGAAATTAGGCAACGAAAACATAAGCGTAAGTATGTTTTCGCCCATGATCTCTTTGTATCGCGAGCTGCTATCGTCGACATCGATGTCGATGAGTAGTATATTATTGGGAGAGTATATTTTCATAATTCTTTAAATCAAGTCATTAAAATCAGTATTTCCGGTAAATTGGCTAGGCGTGAAGGTCGTACCTTCCATAAAAATGTTTCCATCTACTATCATATCTATCTGATTGTTTGACGAAATTATTAACCCCTTTGGATTTCGTTTAGTAATATTGTCTTTTAAAGCTAAGCCCGTTGTAGGAATTTTAACGTTGATTCCCGAAACAGGATTATCATATATTGTGTTACCTTTAATTGTTACATCTGCAAAAGGTCTAATTTCACCACTTATTTCAATTCCGTTAGTCGTGTTGTTATATATCAAATTATTATCGAGATCAAGTTTTTTAATATCAGCCGTATATCCGTTATAGGTAGTAGTGTCTATCAGAATCCCCGAACCGACATTATCAGATATAATACAATTCGACAATTTAACACCGTCTATTTTCCATTTCAGTTCGACTCCATTGTTTAAATTTCCATAAACTACGCAACCATCAATAAGTACTTTTCGTCCCGTCCTGACTCCTATACCTGTGTTTTTGTTGTTCCGGCTGATACAATTATGTATTATCATACCTCTTGCATTTTTGTCCGCCACTGATTCAAATGGCCTTTGACTCTCTATAAAAATGCCATAATTGCCACATCCAATTGTGGTACAGTTGGATATTATGAAGTTTTCTTCATCGAAAAAATCTAGACCTATCCCAATACCAGACCCACCTAGCCTCCTTTCATCTGACAGTCGACCACCTTCTACTACTAATACATTATCTATTATAACATTAACTAAAAAATCAATTCCCACAGACGTGGATGGTGTACCTTTTATGATTAAGTCTCTGAATATTCCGTTAACTACATTTTGGAAATAAAAGGCTTTACCTACAGTAGTGTAAGTGGTGGTCGGGTGTACATCATAAGCGTCAACTGTGAAATTGCTAAATTTGCATCCTACTAAAGGGTTAACTTTCGTTTCGTCTTGTCGGTTAAACAGCGCATAATAACCCTGTGCTGTCATTTTCAAAACTGTGCCTGTTATACTTTCGCCTACAAAAGACACATTGCTGTGGGGTACAATTGCAGCACGTGAATTACCAGAACCCGATATAGCTCGAAAATTATAAGTACCAACTGGGAAAAATATAGTACCACCGCCATTAACTGCCACTAAATCAACTAACGCTTGTACAGCTGTGCTGTTATCATAGTTGAAAGTAGACACTCCATAGTCTAATACATTATATACATTCTCACGTGATAAATTAACCAACTTTTCACCTTTAGTTCTAGTATTAACCTTAAAACTAGTTACGTCTGAAGGTATTGTAGGTGCTTCTGGATTTCGGCGTATGATCGTTTGAATGTACACCGCTGATACTTGGCTGAAAGTTCCACCACCTGTCGTCCAGGCTGGATCGGAATAAATAACCGTACCAGATGCGTTAAAATACCTAGTTAAAAATTGAAAACCTTCTCCTAGCAATATATCAAAAGGGAGTTTATTTACATACACTTTTTCCGAGTAAACACGATTAAGGTCAGATACTTCTTCACCTGCTGTCCCAAGTGACCCCTGCAATAATATAGGGCTATATATATTAGGTAAGTAACTAGACGGAGTTACAATTATCAAATCGGATAGACTACTACTTACAAAGTCTGAATAGGGAGATAGTAAGATATTTTGTGATCGAATAATACTCAAACCTAAATCCTCTATTATCTGTTTACTGTCTGTTAAATTACGAATAACCAGACGCATATTAGACGCTCCTCGCGCATTAGAGTCTGTTGACCCACTATTACTCCAAGTTGATTGCTCGGGTAACATTGGTGTTCCTAAATCGTCAAAATATGATACTCTAAATTGATAGTTTGGACCTATATTCACCGTGAAAGGTTTCTTGGATACATTTAGATATGATGTACGTAAACGCGTGTCGTTTGCATTCTCTACACCGCTAGTTAACGTTCCCGATCTTAACATGCTTGTAGTTACGATAGTCGTTATAGTAGTTTCGGTGTTAGCGGGTAAAAGGTTTGAATCAATACCGCCAACAGATACCCAATTAGTATCAGCCGTCCACCCTGTTCCTGTTAAAATAGTTCCCTTGAATGCCTCAAATATCAATTCCCCTGTAGCTAATTTATAGCCGATTATTTGTCCTAACGCTCGATAAGTAGCTAAAACAGCAGTGCGAGCTGCAATTTTACTTGTAAACGCAAAATTATTTGTACCCTGCGAGACGTTATAGAAGTTCTTTTTATCGGTCTTTTCAGCAAGAGCCAGCCCAACGATGTAACTAGATGGGCTATTTGACACTGAAGAATCAATCACTTGAGATATATTAGCCTTGGCGGCTAGTGCATCGGTAACAGCCTTTTGACTCATTACCGATAATATGCTTGTGCCTGTTGTTTGAACAACACCAAATAAAGGCGTCATAGAAGCAAACGCAACTCTGCATGTTTGCTCTGCCCCGGCAGCACCACTATAGCCTATAAATGTAGCTCCCGACGGATTTGATATAATCGGTAAGGTTCTTGGGTCGACTGCTTCTAATTTTTGATTTTGTGCCATTGTCTTATATTTTTATTGCCTGTCCGGCTATTGTTAATAATATTCTGTTGTCGGTCGTACCTAAAACATACACCCTCATGCCCGGAGCGATAGCCGTTAATACAAGGCTGAACTCTACGATTATGCGAGAGCCGAAAGGGCGTAATTTCTTAAACCCCTGCATTGCCGTATAATAGCAATCTTCCGTGCCTTCGTAAGTACGTAGCGAAACGGCTGCCGTTGTCAAAGTCAAGTTATTGAACAGAGCCTCATAATTAGTGTAGAACTCGGCACGCGTATTGGCGGTCATTGTACAGTTTATTACGATCTGTTTAGTCTCATAGGCTATATCGGCAGGCGTATGTACCAATAAACCCGATCGTCTTTCAAAGCTTCGGATAAGCGGCGGTTTCACTGCCGGGAGATTAAGCACGGTATTGTAAGCCTCGTTTACTATAATGCCGAACGCGGCAAGATCATAGCCGTTTATCTGCACATGGGTAATCGAAGCACGACCGCCTACGGGCTGCAAGAGTGTAGGGCGGGTAAATAGTTGAATCGGTGCATCCATCGAAAACTCAACCGTTAGCTCACCACGCTTTCGCCCATACTTATATAAGCCGCCTTTATGTGAGTAGTCGGGGCATGAGACATAGCGTAATGAGAATGTTTTATCAAAGTCACGGCTGTATAACTGCCTGTATCCGGGCTTACTGATAAGGGTATAAAAGGCATTTAAATTGGATAAGAAATCCTGTGTCGTATCGTTAGCGATATAGAAGCGGACAATAACCCGCTTCTCCTTGAAGTAAATTTCCGAAAGATCGACATCGACCCCGTTATAGTCGTGCCAGTTGTTTTGTTCCGGCTCTTTACGATCGGGAAAAGGCAAGAAATCATAATCGCCACCTTTGAGAATAAACATCCCGAAAGTAGAAATATCAACACCGTCTATTGTTACACTTCCTGTCATACCATTTTTACATTTACGTATCGTTTCATTACCTTGAGGCTCTCGTCTATATCTTTCAGATAGCGGCAGAACTCGGTATTTTCAATCAGCCTTATCATTTGATTACTTATCGTTTGTTTGATCAGCAGCTCCTCCGCCTGCATATTACGGATATCGCCGAGCGTTTGGCGAACGGCATAAATACCGCCTGTGAGTTCGGATATAGATTCCTGTGAAGCAGTCGCCAATCCCGGAGCGGATGCACCTGTACGGTTACTGTTTGAAAACAAGTCTATACCTTCTTTTGCCGCAGCATCCTTAGCCGCTTGCAATGCTTCGTTAAACTTGCTCACATCAGTACCGTATGTTTTATAGAACCATGCGATGTCGTCGGTTAGGTCTTGATCGCCTCCCGGAGAATACGATTCTTTCATCCGATCTTCCAGTTCTTTAAGTTTCTCACCGAAAACAGCAGAGAACACCATTTGAGACACTAAGTCTTCTAATATTTTAGATACAGCCTTGCCAAATGTCTCGGCTTCGCTTGTTCCATTGCGGAAAGCATCGGTGAGAGCGTTGCGCAGATCGTCGCCGATAGAACCCGCCACACTTTCGAGCATCGAATTAACTTGCTCCATTGCCGCTTCGGCAGCATCGGCGGCTTTGATAATATTGTTTACAAGGTTGGTAGCCTCTTTTGAGAGGTTGCCACTTTGCAGTAATGTATCGGCTAGTTCGCGGTTCAGTTCGCCGTCGGCTTTGATCAGATCGGGATAAGTCTTCAGGAGCGAGGAATAAATATCTTTTGTCCCGGTAGTAATGCCTAAGAACTTTTTCTTTTTAACCCCGGTCTTAATGGTGACATTTCCGAGTTGGGACATTAGTTCGCCCTGCTTGGCAATAGCGGCATTATATCCTTCCATCCCCCGTGTTAGGGTATTGGATATATCCTTATTGAATAAGCTGTCGTTGACACCCTCAATATCCTTGAGCGCATTGATCAGTGTGATACTGTACTCAACCGCCATGTTCGCGAGGTTGTCGCGAAACTCTTTTATTTCTTTATTGGCTTGCTTGTTAGCCGCGATGACCGACTTAACAACATTAGCCGTTTTCAACACACCGCTAATAATACCTTGAGGAGTACCCGTTGCTATATCAGCGGCGGCACTTCCCAGATCGGATATCCATCCGGCGGCTTTACCAAGTGAGCTGTCTTCTCCGAACAGATCACCTAAACCGCCCGCAATGTTGGAAACCATCCCCGCTATTTCACCGAACTTCTGAGCGGGTAGTTTTTTCATGGCTGCCCCCATTTCGTCGACCTCGACAGTTGCCAGTTTTATCTCGTTGGCTAGTTCGTCAGTAGGTGTTTTTGCATACTGTTTTTTTAGGAGGTCGAGCCGTTTTTGCGCGGCTTCGCGTTGCATGGTTAATTGTTCCTTGAGCTTGTCAGCCTCGAACACATAAAATTTATTAGACATAGCCATTCGACGCTCGGCGATCTCAGCCTCAAACTGAATACTTTCTATTTTACTTTCATTCTTAGCCAGTTCTATTTCTTTGTCACGCGCAGCATTCAACTCATTTATATCGGCGATTGTCGCCCCGGCTTTACGTGCCTCTTTTATAGTCTGATCATAATAATTGTTGATCGTATCGAGGTTATTATCAAGTTCGCTTTTGAACTTGGAATTTACATCGGCGAAAATATCATCCAGTACTTTCTTTGCAACTGTATTTATTTTATCCGTGTCGGATTCAAACTGAGCCGTAGCGGCGGTATCTAACTCTATCAAGCGGGTACGCTCCACAGTTGCGGGCTTCCCGGTGATTGCTTCCAGTTCGGAAATATCTTTCAATTCCTGCTCAATATATGCCTTCGTCTGATCGTATTCGGCTTTCACGGCAGCGCGTTGTTGGTCTGCCCCATCTTGCATGGCGGCAACGCGGGCGGCATCGATACGCTTTTGGTAATCGTATGCTTTTTTCTCAAGTTTGTCGTTTGCCGCTTTTTCTTTCTTGGCTTTCTTTTGCGCCTCAGTTTCGGCTTTAGCGTCGGCTTTGTGCTGTCCTTTTATATCCCATGTTTTGAGTTTGGTAGTGGCAAGATCGTACGCATCTTGAGCAGTATTCCATTTCTTAGAGCCTTTATCTTCGGGAGTCATCAGGGACAATGCTGTAGATGCTTGTTGTTGTTTCAACTCCCAATAGGCTTTTGTATTTTCTACTATTTCATCAATATTATCTTTAGTAAATCCTTCTACTTTTTTAGCCCACAGTTTTACATCGGCTTCTTCTTTTTCAAGTTGAGAGTGGAAAAGTGCCCATAAGAAGCGGTCTTCATCCGTGAATTTCTTATTATTGAATATCTCTTCCCCCTTTATATCGTACAGTTTTAATTGATCAGGCGTCATTATTGAGGTTTTACGCTCCTCTAAAGTATTTTCCGCAGTTACAAGTTTATCCATAGCAGCTTTAGCCCTAGCTGTATTTTTTAATTGTTCCACGTAACGCGCCAATGCCCCTGTATTATCATTGATTAATACACCTTCCTTACTTAGCATAGCATTGTATTCAGGCATGATACTTTTAAGTTCATTGAGAGCCTTGTTACGTTGATCGTAAGTATTGTTTGAGTCTTTAAGTATTTTTTCAAGCATCTCAACCCTTGTAGCCTGTTCACGAGTAGTGGCATTTACCTCTGCTTGAAACTTCCTTTGTTCTTGCATTAACCTTGTAGCCTCCTCTTGCTTGGCATTCCATTCTTTATATACAAAGACAATGGCTGCAATGGCTGCCATTAGTAGCCCTATACCGCCCAGAGCAAGACCTTTACTTAGACCGATGGATAAGCCAAGTTGTGTATTGAGTATCCCTATGGCAGATGCCCATAGCTGTTTTGCTTTAGTAACACCGACCACATAAAAAGCCCCCTGCTTATTAGCTAAATTAGATACTTGCTGCAAACCGATCGTAATAGACATAAGCGATTGCAAACGAGTCTGTATTTTTTGTAAATCCTCCGACTTCTGATTAAATAAACCAAGAACACCCGACCCGGCAGTTAAAACGCCTGAAAGTCCTGTTATTCCTTCCAAAGTTCCTTTTATTCCGCTACCGATCTTGTTGTCAATCTTAACCGAATTTATATCTTGAGAGAGAGAAATATATGTATCTCTCAATTTGGTATAGTCCGCGCTTGTCTCCTTACCTTCGCTACGCAACCGAGCCATTTCCTCCTGTATCTTGCGCAGTTTTGTTACATAGGTATCAGAGCTATTAGATACGCCGCTTTGCGCTTTCTCTATTTCGGTAAGGGCTGCAAACTCTTGTTTGATCTCTTTATTTACGTCAGTAAGAAGTTGCTTAAGTGTCTTATAGCTAGCCTCAAATTGAGGGTCAATGGCAGCACTATTTTTGGTGAAATCGACAGACGACGATAACTCCTTATATAAATTACGAAGCTCATCTATGTATTTCTTATAAGCCTGTGTCTTATTTTCCAGACCGTCATCGCCCAGTGCCTGGCTGAATGTATTGGCGGCTGAACTATATTTACTCTTGAGGTCGTCGATAGTTTTTTCAACATCTTTGATAGATGTTTTTATAGCGTCACTGCCCAGACCCTTACTTAAAGAACTTTCGACCGATTGTACTGTTGATTGAGTACTATCGGCAATAGCCTTTAGAGTTCCTTCGTATTCAGTTTCGAGGCTCTTAAGTACGGCTCTCTGATCTTTTAAGGTTTGTGTAAGTGTATTAAATTCGTTCTCTAATTGGGGGCGGGATGCATCATTATCCGGCGCACTCTCAAGAGTATTGAATGCGCTTGTTTGTTCTTCTGCCAGTTCCCTAAGCTTTTGTTTTTGCAGATCGATCTCTGCCCGTAGGTCTTTAGACCGGGAGATAGATGCTTCGAATACCTTTTCTGTGGTATTGCCCGCCTCACTCATTTCATTCTGCATGGAGTCGATCGCCCCGGCTTGATCTTGTATGTCTTTTTTTGATTGGGTAAAAAACCCGTGAGTTACAGAACCGACTTCACCGACTTTAGAAATAGCCTTGTCACTTTCAATCCCGATTGAGCCTATTGAGTCAATAAGGAGGCTTTGTTCCATTTTAAGAGCGCGGATAGAATCAGCTCCCGATTTGCCGTCGGCTGCCATTTTCTGAATAGCTTCGCCTATACTTTCATATTGTCCGACTAACGTACTGACGGTAGAACTCAATGAGCCTGTGTCGGTCTGCATCTGCGATAATTCTTCGCGCGCTTCTGCAAGTAGCTTTTTGAGGTTTTGGATATGCCCTAATGTGGCATCCATCAGAGCAGGGTCAAGACTAGGAGAATCGATCGACGACTTTTTCTCAAGCTCCTCAAGGGATTTGCTCATTTTGTATATAACAGCCATTTGCTGCTCAATCTGAGCCTGTATCTCTTTTGTAGCTTTTGCCGCAGCTTCACCAATAGCCACAATGCCCTGCGAAGCCTTGTCGGACTCCTCAGATACATTCTGCCGCATGTTTATGTCAATTTCTATAGGGTCTAAATCTGCCATTGTCTTATAAAATTATCGCCTTGTTACCTAATACCTTAACCGCTTCGTCTGCCGATTCTATGACAGGGGCGGAGCGCCTGCCGGTTACATATCGCGGAGCGTCTGCCATTTCAATTAGAAATAATATCCAAGGCTGCCCCCACAAAACATAATCGTGCGTATATCCAAACTTTTCTTTTATCTGTCCTATTATCCCAAAGGGGCTATGCAGACCATCGGTATAGCCTTTTAACTCCCCTTTATTTATTGCCCCATATTCCTCGGACTCATCATCATCTGTGCCTGATGAGCGAAGTATATGGTAATACTCATAAAATCCGATACTCTATTTAGTCCGGCTATGAGTTGGTATATTTGAATGAGAATATGTGCCGGGACTTTCCAAAGGAAGAACGCGGCTTTTTTCTCTGCATATTTTTCTATTTTATATTTATCATTAAGCACTGCCACCGCAATAATCAAGGATATCGCTTCCAACTTCGCATGTATCTCTTTGGGTAATACTACGTCGGAAAGCTCATGGATTTCTATTAGCCGGGTGATCTCGGCAATAGTGCCTGCCCTTAAGGGGCGAATGAATATCTTATTTAGCCCAAACAATCGCCAAAAGAAAGGGGCGTCGGGTATGTTGAACCGCACGCCCCTGTCAAGCAATAAGTCTGCGGCTTGTAGTCGTGTTTTGACTTTAGCCATAATGTTATTTATTTACTCGCTTTTGCGGGTTCGGGAGCTGATGCTGCAGCAATACCTTGTACAACAGGGTCACCTTGCAGTTTTAAAATTATGTCAGCATCAAATCCTGTTTGAGCTAATGATTTGAAGCTAAAAGGATGTTTTAACACACCGTCAAAGCCTGCGTTCAGATTAAAAAGTACATATCCCTTTGCGTTTGGAATGATAGCATAACCACCATTCTTGAAACGAAAGCGAACCGCCTTGTTGATCACTAACTTTTTGGAGCTTCTTACAAACATTGCCGTATCGCCCGTTCCCGATACTTTACCGCCATAATGCGCAAGCATTTGCTCATACGTCGATTTGATAAACGAACCGACCGCCGTTAAGCCTGCGCCTGCTATGTCGTAGTCTTCGGGTGCATCGTTTTCGTGCGAATAGATTTCTTGCTCTTCGGGATCACCTTCTACGATCGACACTTCGTCATCACGAAGCGTAAGGGGTTGTGGTTCCCATTCGGCAGTAGCAAGAGCTGCCTCCGATGTTATAACGGGAGCGAAGTCAACGCCATCGACGCGGAACTTTGCAGATAAATTTTCTAGTGCCATTATTTTTTGATTTTTGATTTGATAAACTTTATTCCTATATAAATTGCGGAGACTGATAAGAGTATTCGTCCGCACCATATCTGAAACCACTGCCAACCGCTAAGCCGATTTACCTCGGTTATTTTTTGTTCGTTTAAATGCGTTTTAAGCTCCGTTTTTTCTTTGTTTAAACGGTTCACTTCTATGTACAAATCTGTAACTAGAAGCAGTAGGCTGTCGCAATTGGCTGTAATTTCATATCCTGTATCTGTTTTCTTGACAGTGGCGGTTGCCTGTCCGTCCTGTGCTTGATAAGTCGCCCCGATGGGGAGGGCTTCCAAGTCAGCGGGTGTAAGGCTCAACTTCGCTGTCGTCTGTGGTATCTTCGTCATCCGTGTCGTCTCTCGGACGATTTGGTTCACGCTGTCTGTTCGTTGCAGGCTTTCGCTTTGTTCCCTTAGCGTTAATTCCTTCTGACTTTTGCAGCTCGTGCTTAATAGGGCAATTACTAGCGGCAGGGCAATAATGCATTTTATTAATCGCATTTCGTAATATTATTATGGTTTTGCGTAACGATTCATAATCCTCAAGGAGTAACCTCTGATTTTCGCGCAACGGCAATACGACATCTTTGTTTATAACTTGTATAGCTTTTTCCAATACTTGCACTTCGATAAGCTTTGTATCGACTTTGTTCTTTTTTCGGTTCGGTAGCCACCCCAATACCGCACCAAGTATTAGCATGAGAGCCTCGTTTACGTATGGTTGCTCGAAAATCATAATGTTACTTTATATTATAGTCCGATAGATTTCAGCCATTTTTGAACATCGAAAGATGGACAGGCTTTTGCCGCTACTTCATTATGCCCGATGATCTTTACAGGTGGAAAGCGTTTATGAAAATCTTTTACATAATCTTCAAGTGCTTTTTTCTGTGCATCGGTGCGGGTGTCACCGCCTTTGCCTCCAACATATACAATGTGCCGGGATACGCTGTTAATCCCTTTTGCACCGTTAGTAATCTCCCACGGGTCGACGGTATTATCTTCATTATTATCGACAAGCCTTTCGACTTCGCCATCTAAATGAATCATATCGGTATAACCGACCTGCGACCAACCGTTCCCGATGGGTGCGGGTGAAGTGTGCCAACGCTTAATGTCGTCGGCTGATACTTTACGCCCCGCAGGGGTGTCGGTACAGTGAATAACTAAATATTGCAGATTCTTTGACATCGGTTAATTGATAATTGGGAGGTTGGTTGTAATTACTTGAGTATTTATATAAATAGGTATATCCCTGCCTGTACCGCTGTTTTCCTAAATAATGCACCGGGCATAAGGGTATTAGCCTATAACTATAAAAAAGGGTTGCATCTGCTTTGATAGCGGCTTCACGAAATGCCTGCTTAAAATGATACTTATCAGCCGGGTCGACCGCCTGTCGTACATCTATGGTATTGTCAGAGACTGCCCCATCGAAATAAACGACTTCGGTTATAGTTTGCTTAACCGTGACTTGTGCCTGTATATCTACGGTGACCGCCATAAGCAGAAAGCCGATACAGAATAAAAAACCTAGTATTTTTTTCATCTTAAAAGTGATTTATAGAAAGGGTGTAAGGTTTTACACCCTTTGGGTTATTGATTTAGTTTATTGTTCGGGAGCGTTGTTTTCGTCTCCTGTTAGAGCGGATTGATCTTCTATCGTTTCAGTTTTTTCGACCGCAGGCACCACTTTAGCTTTTGCAACTGTTTTTACAGGAGTAGCCTTTTTTGTTTGAGTAGCTACTTTCTCTGTTTGTTGCGTGGCGACAGGGGTTTCTTTTGACCCTTTCAAAAATTCAGCTAACATGTTCATCATAGACTCATTAGCGTACAGCCCCTCAAAGCCTTCTATCGGTTGCAATCCGTATAAAGAGTTATCGCTTTCGAGAACATCTGTAAGCATCGCATTCGCTGCCATAAACCCGGCAGGCTCAATAGCCGGAGCAGGAATACCGCGACCGTCCCAAAGAACGATATCTTCACCATACACGGTGTTAGTGTCGGCTTTCATCAACATTTTGAAGAAAAACAGCTCTCCATTAGGCGCAACGCGATCTATTTTAATTACGTTGGCGGAGTCTTCCGCGTAATCCACACCCACCCATAGATTAGAATCGATTCCCGATGTACCTTCCGCAACGAAAATCACATCTTTTGGCATATCGGCAAGGGCAACGATAGGGTAACCTTTGTATCTTCCCGAGTTCATATTTGCATAATCTACACCCTTGAAAGGTTTATCGGTAAGAATAGCATCGTATATGTCAAAATCTTCGATCGACATAAAGATTTTTAACTTCCTACTGTTACGCAAGGCTTTAGGAATACTGGTTTTGATAGTGCGCAATGCAGGGAGCATTGTTTCCATCGTAAGCTCAGTAGCTGCGGGTTTAATAACTGCGCTGTCAGCAACTATACGGGTAAGAATACCGTCGAAGAAATCTTTAGCACCTGCACCTTTCACACCATTTAAATAAAGGTCGCCAAGTTCAAACTGAATAACTTTAGCCATTTCAGCTAATAGCTGGTCTTGAACGTCAGAAGGCAGTTCACGGAATACCAATTCACCATCGGGTTGAAACGGTTTCCAAATATTTTCAAATACACGAGGGTTGAACTCGGTGTATGCCATTAGGTCTTGCGGCTCAAGGTACTTCTCGTCGTATTCAAAATTCCCTTTAGAGTCTGTCCTTCCGGGCATTTCAACTCTGCGCTGTAACATTTCACCTGTGCGCAAACGTGGAAGGGTGAACTTTTTCTTAATGCCCGGTTGTACGCGGACATGCCCGCCATCAACTAACTCGTTACCCGTGGTCGCCCTAACGAGTAATCGTTCCAGTACTTCGCCCGAATAGGCGGTATTGTTAACTATTAATGCCATATTGGTATAAATTATTTATGTTTGTTTTTTTCCTCGATCTCTTTTTGACGCTCCGCCCAAGCATCGCCACCGGTGCCTTTGTCCGACAGTTTTGTCGAAATAGATTCTTTCTTCGGTAAGCCCGCAAGCATATCACTTGCCGTCTTGAAATCGTTATCAAACAATTTTAGCCAAGCAGTGCTAACCGTTTTCTTTTCATCATCATTGAGTCTGCCATCTTTTAGGGCAACATCAATAATTTCTTTAGCTTCGGCTTGTTCAGCCTCTTTGTCCGCTTTCTCGCGCTTTTCCTTTGCATCTTTTAGGTCTGTATTTTCATCAATAACAGCCTTTACTGCCGCTGCAACCTGCGAGTCATCCGCTGTGTCAGACAGCTTTAAAATCTTTAGTAATTCGACATTCATATTCTTTTTAATATTTAGGGGTTTAATAAAATCGGATAGTTTCAATTCATCAGACAGGTCAACTAGATCACCATTACTGTCCGATAATCTTAATGCGTTATTACAGCCGCCTATCGGAACGATAGAAGCTTCACGGAATCTTGATTTTAAAATAGTGGGAAGTACTTGTCCCGGTAACATATCATCGGGTGAACTTGACAATTCAAGATCGACAAGATGAGCGGAAGCCATGCGGAGAAATTCGCGCTCAATTTTACCTATAACTCGTTGTACCTCCTCATTTGTATCTTGGTAATCTAAGTCGGCATCTGCTAAAATTTGATTATTCTCTTTTCGGATATTAACCCATTTACCCATAGGCAATGATTCATCTTCATGGATGTAGAACATTACCGGGTTACGCTTAAATTGCTCTAAGTCTACGCCACCTACCTTAACACGAAATCCATTTGTTAAAATGCTTTCGTCCAATAGTACAAATGTGATTGGTTGCTTCTCGTCTGCCATCTCTTTTTCGGTTGATTTTTGAACAAAGAAATGCACTGAATCGAGGCAAAGCAAGCGAAGTTATAAGCCTTGTAATCTTTATTATAACCCTTGTAATTATTCTTTTTTCGCCCTCTCTTATATGGTAGTTTCGCATAAAAAAGATATGGCAAAAGGCGGATTATCAATGGAGCAAAAAAAGGAATATGCAAAAATGCTGTTCCTCGACAGAAACCAAAATCTCTCACAAAAAGAGATAGCTGAAAAAGCCACGGTTAGTGCTGTTACTATGAATAAGTGGGCTAAAGAATGGGAACATTTAAAGCTCAACCTTTTGCAGACAAGAGAGGAGCGTATGTCTTCGACCCTTATACAACTATCTAACCTCGATGCCAAAATTGCCGAGATCGGATATCCCGACACGAAGCAGGCAGACATACGGCGAAAGCTAACGGCAGACCTTGAAGCCCTAGAACAGGAAGCATCGATAAGGGATGTAACCGAAGTGAGCAAAAGAGTACTTAGTTGGCTGCGCCTTACCAGTCCCGAATTAGCGGCGACAGTAGGCTCAGTGTTGAATGATTTTGTAAAATATCTGTTAAGCAAGAAATAAGATGGCATTGAAGGTTACAGATAGGCAGGCGGCTAGAGATTGGGATGCGTATTACAGCAACTTTGTGGCAGAGGTAAATGCCGACGAAAACGAAACGCTACAAGAACAAAAAGCCCGGATAAAAAGGTTAGAGTCAAATTTTGAGGAGTGGAAAAAATACTACTTCCCAAAATATTGCTTCGCTCCTCCTGCTCCCTTTCATATCAAATCTTCCAAAATAGTACTTGCTAAGCCCGAACTGGTACTGGTAAGAAGGTGGACGCGTGAAGCGGCTAAGGATGTTGTCACCATGATGGAAACACTTTATCAGACCCTTACAGGGGTAAAGAAATGTATAGTGCTGATATCAAACAGCAAGGATAAGGCGGATGACTTCTTAGAGCCTTACAAGATCAACCTCGAAAAAAACGAGCGTATCATTAACGATTACGGCGTACAGCAATTGCCCGGCAGTTGGAGTACAGGCGGATTTATTACTACTCAAGGTGTGGCGTTCTATGGTTTTGGTGCGGGACAGTCACCACGCGGACTCAGAAATGAAGAGGTACGCCCGGACAAAGTAATATTTACAGATATGGATACGGACGAAGATGTCCGTAACCCCGACATTATAGATAAGCGTTGGAAATGGTCGGAGAAGGCTGTATATGCGACACGCTCAATATCAAAAGACTTTCAAGTTATATGGCTCAACAATACCATCGCCACCGATTGCTGTGTAGTACGCGCCTCGGAAAAAGCGGACTATGTAGAAATTGTAAACATAGTCGATGAGAACGGCAATAGTACATGGGCGGAAAAGAATACACCCGAAAATATTCAACGTATCAGGGACACGCTAAGCACTGCGGCATTCGAGGCTGAGTATATGAATAACCCGCTAACCGAAGGCGCTGTGTTTAAGGAGTTGGTATGGGATAAAGTGCCGTCGCTAAGTAAGTTTAGGTTTATTGTGGTCTATGGTGACCCTTCGCCATCGAACAGCAAGAACAAAAAGGGTTCGATGAAGGCATTATTTGCCATTGGCTTTTGCGAGGGCAAATTTTATGTGTTAAAAGGTTTCTTAGGTCATGCAACAAATGACGAGTTTGTACAATGGTATTACGATCTCAAAAACTATGTAGGTGATAGGACTCAAGTGTATAGCTACGTCGAAAACAATTCGCTGCAAGACCCTTTTTACGAACAGGTTTTAATTCCTCTTTTTGCTGAACACGCCAAAACTAAAGGATTTATAGGGATAATTACCGATACAAGGTCGAAGCCCGACAAGTTCTCCCGGATAGAGGGAAACCTTGAGCCTCTTAACCGTATGGGTAACCTCGTATTGAATGTAGCCGAAAAGGAAAACCCCAATATGAAGCGGTTATCCGAACAATTTCTCCTAGTGAGTCCACAACTGAAAGCCCCGGCAGATGGTCCCGACGACATTGAGGGCGGTGTATGGATAATTAATCAAAAGATAAGTGAAACGGCAGCCGACGCAATGGTAGCCGGAAAACGACATACCAACTCAAAAAGACAATAAATTATGTTTGTAGAACCAAGCGAATTATATACTCACCTCTACCCGGAAAGCATTGCAGCTATATCGGGCGATGACGAACGGCTTCTTATCGATGCCCTGTCAGCAGGCACAAGTGAAGTTAAAGGCTATTTGCATGCCTTCGATTTAGATAAGCTATTCAGCGCACAGGGAACGGATAGGGATTCATTACTCGTTATGCGGGTGAAAGATGTGGCTATATGGCATTACATCAATATTGCCAATCCGAATATAAATTATGCCGACAGAGAAAAACGGTACAGGTATTCTATCGAGTGGCTTAAGGGTGTGCAAAAAGGAGATATAGTTCCCGACTTCCCCAAACAGCTAGACCCCAACGGTGACAAGATCAACACCTCTCAATTTGCGACAGGCAGTAACCCCAAACGAGATAACCACGTATAATCATGGCAAAGGAATTAATAAAGGGCAAGGAAGCCCGCGAAATGAAGAAAACGACAAGCGTTTCACAGAACATAGTTGTGCGTCCATCACGGATTGAGACTACCGATATATCGACATGGCGCAATGCCGTGAATAACGCCAAGACAGGTAATCGAAGGGCGTTGTATAATCTATATGGAAATATCCTTGCCGACCCATTTTTAAGATCGGCAGTAGGGAAATTTGTCGGGGCGGTTACTAATGCAGAGATAGCGTTCCAAAAAGACGGCGAAAGCGTAGAAGCTATCGACGATCTGATAGACACACCCGAATTTGAAATGTTTCTAAAAGAAATAGTATTGTCATTCATATGGGGCAAATCGGTTATAGAATGTTCATTCTTCCCCGACTTTAGTGTTTTTTCAGTACCCCGCAAAAATATACTTATAAAAGGTTTCGATAAGCCTCTGAGCCAACGGCAGAAATATATTATAGACAAAGAGGGCGACCAATCGGGGTATGACTTTACTAAGAATGAATTTATACTTGAGTGTGGCGACGACGACGATCTGGGATTACTATATATAGCAGCTCCTTATGTTATTTATAAGCGTGGCGGCTTTGGCGATTGGGCGCAATTTGTCGAACTGTTCGGCATGCCATTTAGACTGGCTAAGTACAACAGTTTTGACACAGGCACACGTGATAAGCTGATAGAGTTCTTGTCATCGATGGGAGGCGCACCTTATGCCGCCGTACCTAAAGAGGCGGACTTTGAAGTGTTGGATAACAAAAGCTCCGGCAGCAATGATATTTATAAGGGTTTTAGGGATGCCTGTAATGAGGAGATTCTTATCGGTATTCTTAGAAATACAATGACTACCATTAACGGAAGTTCAAAATCGCAAGCCGAAGTTCATCAACTCACCGAGGAAGGGGTTTACAAGGAATTGCGGCGATTTGTTCAGCGGAAACTTAACCGTTGGTTTGTTCCGCTATTGGTAAAAAGAGGTTATGATGTTGCAGGGGGCTTTTTCTCGTTCCCGGAAGCAGGCGAAAGTATTTCGACTAAAGAGCGTGTTGAGATAGCTCTGAAATTAAAAGAGGCAGGCATAAAGGTGGACGACGATTATTTGTATGAGATAACCGGGATACCTAAATCGGACACGAAAGACACCACGAAAGAAAAAGAAGAAACCGCCCCGGAGCAAACCGAAGAAAAGCCCAAAGAGGAAAAGCCCAAAGAACCCGACAAAACAGAGGAAAAGTTAAGCGATGAACGCAACTTCGTACTAAAACTCTTTGATCGTTTTTTCGTTCACGCCCCGACAACGTGGAGCGGGGCATTTCAGAACTTGAGCGGGAAATTGAAAAGGAGTATTACGGGAAAGATCACCTTAGCCGATGACGGTTTTTCTATCAATATCGACAAACTTATAAATGAAGCGTTACGTGATGTGTATGGGAACAAGGGACAGGAGCTTGTCAATCAGTCACTATTCGATATTACCAATAACGCACTGCAACAGGGTATAGACAATTCGCTGACGGTACAGGATGCCGACGAAGATTTTGTAAGGCAGTTCAAAGAGAATGCCGCTGTATTCTCCGCATTCAAAAACCATCTACAGACGAAAGAGATAGCTGCTCTTTTGCACGACGAAAACGGTAAGCTCCGCTCATTCTACAAGTTTAAGAAACTAGCCTTGCAGATCAGCGAAAAGTACAACGTGCAATGGTTACTTACTGAATACAACATGGCTGTTCGTTCTGCCCTAATGGCTGCCGACATGAAGCAATAAGAACGCACAAAGCACTTGTATCCTAACCTTGAATATGTTGAGACAGGGGCATCCCATCCGCGCGATACGCACCTGATGTATGTTGGTACTATTCTACCAATCGGTCACGAATGGTGGGACGATCATCTGCCTCCTAGCGATTGGGGGTGTAATTGCTCGGTAAGACCAACTGACAAGGAAGCAACCGAAGTACCGCAGGATTATGGAGGGATAAATCCGATTTTCGCCAACAACCCGGCAAAAAGTGCCGAATTTGTTAAGACAGAAGAAACGCCATATTTCAAGCATACCGACAAAGCTTTGCGTGACGAAGTAGCACAAGAGGGCAAGCGACTGCAAAAAGAGGCAGAAAACAATGCAAAAGAAACCTACAAAGGCAAGCGGGGTGGTTTTGTCGATATAGTAAGGCAGCAAGGCAACGAAAGGGAAAAGAACCTCACCACGTACAAAGCTTTAGCCGATCGTGGGGGGAAATACACATTACTCAGACCATCAATAGTAGAAGGTGTTAAGAATCCTGACGCATTCAATAATCGTACAGGTATATTCTCGGATGCCAAACACCCGACAACGGCATACGGCAAGAACGCAATGCAGGCTTCAATAAAAGAAGCTGGAAAACAAGGAGTTGAAGAGGTGGTTATCAGACTAGAAAAAGATTATCCATCTACCGAATTATACGAGGGAATTAAGGCTGCTTTGCAAGGAAATAGAGCCAAAAGTTTAGAGGTAATAATACTGATTAGAAAAGGCAGAGAGCCAATATACTTGGATGTACAGGCATTACGGAAACGATTTAGTAAAAAATAAGCAAGGGAAAACACTTGTAATGCTTTCCCTTGCTGGGGGGGCGAGCCCCGATTTTACGAAGTCTCTCCCCATTTGATTACAAATATAAGGTTTAAATATGATTTAAAGATCATTTAAAGAGGCTTTTTTATGGATATACAAGAATATGCGAGGCTCTTTCCTCAAAAAATGAAAGAGATCAACGATTTTGTGCAAGGTAATGATATTAAGGACATTCTTGGCAGGGAAGCACTGAGCCATTTTAAAGAATCATTTACAAATGAAGGCTTCACCGATGAGACACTTGAGCCGTGGCAAGATGTAAAGCGTAGGGACGAAGATAGTGATTGGTATGGACACTCTTCGACAGGTCGATTTTCTGATGCACGCACATCAGCAAATATATTGACGGGTGAAACAAGCGTGTTACAAAAGGGGTTGTCATACAAACTCACGGATACAGGAGCTAGAATAACAAGTGTAACAGGCTATGGGCGTGTGCATCAATTCGGACTATATGCGAAAATATATGGCAAAACAACATTTCAGATGCCTACCCGTCCATTTATGGGTTATTCGGCGGTTTTGGAAGCAAATATTAAGGACAAGATTAAACGTGAAATTATTAATATAATGACAAGATGAAAACAATTTACAATGCTGTGATCGGGCAGTTAAGCGGTTTGCTTCCAACAACGGTGCGCTGGATAGATTGGGACAAAGGACAACTTAAGAAAATAGGCAAGGACGACCGCCCGGATGTGTCGCTGCCCTGTCTTCTGATCGGTATATCAATACCCCAGTCGAAAGATATCACTTATACATCGCAGTCCTGTAAGGCGACTATAACAATCAAGTTGGCATTCGATGTAAACCTCACTAACAGGACATCGGGAAATGCACCGCAAGAGGCACGTGATAAAGCCCTTGAGCCTTACGATCTGATTGCAGAGGTATATAAGAGATTGCAGGGATTTGGCACGGTGAACTTCACACCTTTCAGCCGGACATCGCAAGGTGAGGAACAACACAACACGTTGTTTGTATATCGGCAGAGTTTTACTTGTGAATTTGAAGATTTAACAGCGGAGGAGTAAAAAAGAAAAAGCCCCTGTGATGGGGCTTTCTTTATGTTATATCAAACACATCAAATTTAACTGTATTATAATCTTATCTCCAATTTACTATTGGATAAATCTGCCATCCATTTATCAACATCTGATATTCCTTTAGAATTTATTAGAATGGCATCAAACGATATATAAGTAATGCAATCGTTGTCTGTCGGATTATTTCTACCAATAGTAAGCGTATCTACTAGTATTTTAAATTTGTTTTTACGATAATCAATTAGTAAAATAGGGTCATTAAGGAGTAAATCAGTTAGTTCTTTTATTGTATAATATAATTGAAAAGTAGTCCACTTAGTAATTGAAAAGTATACCACTAAGTGTCTCGGATGAGATTGGCTAAAGATATTTATTCTTCATCAGGTTGTAACATTTTTTTAGTTTCTTTAACTCTGTACGACTGTCCATTCATGTTGATAAGGTA